ATGGCGGGCAAGCCTCAACATTGGAAAGAGCGAAACGGACGGTATTCCGCAAGGATCGTCATTCCTCCCTATCTCCGGCCTTATCTCGAAAATCGTGCCGAACTCGAAATCCAGCTTGGAGGCGAACGGCGTGAAGCGCTTCGAAAGCACGCTGCTGCCGTTGCTGCGATGCAAAGACAGATCGGCATTGCCCGGTTGAAGCACGAAGCAGCAACCGGCCAACAGCCAAAGCCAGCGGCCCATCCACTCACGGCCCAACAAATTGCTCTCCGCGACTACCAGAGCCAAATCAGCTTCGATTCCGAGATTCGTGCACACGACCCTCGCTATGCGCAGATTGACCCCGATCCGGCATATGACGCTCATCCATTCCGCGACGGCTTTGCGGGCAAACTATCCGACGACGAACTAGAAGAACTCGTCGGTTCCCGTATCGAGCGCGCACGTCTCGCAGGAAACACCGATGCAGTGAAGGGAACGCCAGAGTGGCGCGCACTGGCGCAGGCGCTTTGTATCGCGTCATATGAGGCGGTTGCACGGCGCTACGAGCGCAACGATGGGGATTTCAACGGGGAACCCTCTCACCCCATGCTTGTCGAAGCCGTGAGACAGGAGGAAAGTCAGCCTGTAGCCTCGCCTTTTGCGGGCATAACCTTTGAAGACGTTATCAAGGAACAGGAGCGACTAGCGTCCATCGGCCTCAGCCGTCCGAAGTCGGAAGCGACCTTAGAGAAGTATCGGAACGCGAAAGATGATTTTGAGACTTTCCGAAAAGCTAAGACCGTTTCGACTGTGACGCTTGCAGAGGGCAGGGCGTGGCGTGACCACATGCTTGTTGATGGCAAGCTTTCCCGGAAAACCGTTCACGACAAAATCACCATTATTCGAACCCTTATAGGTGAGGCGAATAAGCAGTCCGAAAACCATATGTTTCCAAATGGGGAGCCGTGGGCGGCTTTGGAGCTTCCTGTTGTCCAAAAGGGCGACAGTGCCGAACGGACCTATTCACTCAAAGATGCCCGTCATTTCCTTGAATTTGCCCGGAGTGCGACACGAGCAAGCTTTCGCTGGATACCGTGGATCATCGCCCATACCGGCGCACGGGTGAATGAAATCACAGTGCTGGAAAAACGTGATATCTTCGAAGTCGAAGGCTTTTGGTTCATTCATATCCGCGTTGGTGACGGGCGAAAGACAAAGACGCATAGGGCGCGAAAGGTGCCGGTGCATCCCGGATTGATCAAGGAAGGCTTCATCGAATGGGTGAAAGCACAACCAGACGGCAAGCTCTTTCCCGGTGGCAAGAATGAAGACCAGCGCTTGCGCGAGTGGATACATGAAAAGGTCTTCCCGAAGCGCACGGATTTGCCGCCACCAAACCACGGTTTCCGCCATCTTTTTGAAGACGCGCTGAGTGGTGGAGTGTCGGAACGGGCTGCACTTTACATCATGGGGAGGTCTTCAGGGTCATCTGCTGACGACTATGGCGGCAGCGACGTGAAACTTGTCGAGATCGCGAAACAGATGAAAACCGTGCGCGATATCATTACCTAGGACGATTCATCAGTTTTTCTGATTTAAAGTCGATAATATATCATTTTTTCTGAAGTTTTTTAACTTGTCGGGATTCACATTCGAATCCTGCCATGAGATAATATTCCTAAGTTAAATAGGAATGTTATCCAGATGGGTTTTTGGAGCGAAGTTAAAAACAGGATTGGAATAGGGGAGCGTAAAGCTTATCTCCTGTCCGATCCTGCTGTTTCAGAAATCTTCGGCGTTCGCTCTACTGCAAGCAGCGTGAGTGTCGGAGGCTTGTCTGCCCTCAACACTCCGGCTGTTCTTCAGGCCGTCCGGTTGATCTCGGAAACAATTGGTTCGCTGCCGGTGAAGCTCTACAGGGAGCAGGCCGAAGCCAAGCAAATCGCCAGCAAGCACACCGCCCATAAGATCGTCCACAAGCGGGCGAATGAATGGACCGGCGCAGGCGCAATTCGCACGCAGCTTACATCCGACGCCCTGATTTATGGCAACGGCTTTGCCCGCGTTGTGCGATATCCCGATGGACGCCCATTTGAGATTATCCGTCTTCTACCCGGCACCGTGTCCGTCATGGAAGACGCCCTTGGCGCTGCCCCGCCATTTTATCGTGTTTCCGAGAACGGCGGCTCCCGCGAATACTCGCACACCGAAATCCTCCATATTCCTTCTTTCCTCAATCGTTCCCCGATCTCGTTTGGCCGTGAAGCCATTGGTCTCGCCTCCGTTCTGGAACGACACGGTGCGACATTCTTCACGTCCGGCGCACGTCCTAACGCGATCATTTCCAATGAGAAGGCGCAGGGCGGGGACGCTGGCGCAACCGCCATTTCCAACATGCGAAAGAGCTTCCGGGAGTGGATGCGCAGTGCATCCGGCGACCCGCTTATTCTTGACGGCGGCTGGAAATACGACGCCCCGGCGCTCACCTCGACAGACAGCCAGTATGTCGAAAACCGCCTCGAACAGATCAATGAAATCGCTCGTATATTCGGCGTGCCACCGCACCTGCTTTTCCAGCTTGAACGTGCGACGTGGAGCAACGCCGAACAAATGGGCGCTAGCTTCCTTCAGCTTTGCCTTCGGCCATGGCTCGACAAATGGCAGGAAGCCCTTGCGACCGTTCTTCTGACCGAGATCGAACAGAACGATCATTGGTTCGAATTTGTTGTCGATGACCTTATGCGCGCAGACATGGCATCGCGGACGGCCAACATTACGGCGCTCGTCACCAATCGCGTCATGTCGCCCAACGAAGCCCGCGCCATCCTCAATATGCCACCGCTGCCCGGTGGTGACGAGTTGATCAACCCCCACACCACGTCCGGCGCAACGCCTGTTGCCGCGCCTGAAAAGGAACCCGCCAAATGACGGAACACCGCGCCTTCTTTGGCGATGGCGAGAAAGCCTTTGCCTTCCCGACCCGCGACCTAATCATTGAACTTGAAACGAAAACCGGCCATGGCGTCGGTGCGCTATTCCGCCGTTTCCGCGATACCAGCTACAGCTTCACAGACGTTTCCGAGATCATCAGGATTGGCTTGATCGGCGGCGGCACTGCCCCCGAAGAAGCTAACCGGCTCGTGTCTGTCTATGTCATCGGCAGGCCGCTGGCCGAAGTTTTTGCCGTTGCAGACGGCGTTATCACCAGCCTGTTCTTCGGCGTTGAAGCCGTGAATGACGCAATCTCGCAGGTGGCAGAATGACACCCGCCGCCAGCACCATCGAAACAGGCAACCTCGAAATCAAGGCTGAAGTGTCGATTGACGACACCGGCACCGTGACCGGAATCGCTTGGCCGTTCGGCCAGCCTGACAGCTACGGCGATCTCATTGAGCCTTCCGCCTTCAGCTTTGCCCCGCGTGTCCCGATGATCGTGGAGCATGAGCAGAAAAGTGTCGTCGGTGTATGGGAAACGCACTCTGTCACCGAAAGGGGACTTGAGGTCAAAGGCCGTCTTTTTGTTGAAGGTATCGAACCTGCCCGGCAGGCCCGGCTTGCCCTTCAGCGTGGCAGCATGTCCGGCCTGTCCATCGGATACCGCCTTCACGAAGCGAAGGCACGCCCGGAAGGCGGGCGTGTCCTGACAGCCCTCACCATCAATGAAATCTCCCTTTGCAAGCGCCCGGTCCACCCGGACGCTCGCATTACCGAGACAAAGTCTCACCCCCTCAACGTTGAACAGGAAAACCCCAAAATGGAAAATGCAGAGCAGAACAAGCCGGTGGCAAATGCCGACCCGGTTGTGAGCGCCGAAGAAATCAAGGCGCTCAAGGAAGACATCGCGACGATGCAGGCCAAGCTTAACCGCCGTCCTGCCGCCGACAACAACAATCACCCCAAGGCTTCGAATGACAACGGCAACGAAGTCAAAGCCTTCTCCGATTTCGTTCGCACGGGCGATGCCTCCGAAGTGAAGGCACTTGCTTATGGCGGTTCCTCCACCGGCGGTATTCTCGCACCGGAAGCCGTCGCCACCACCATTCTCGAAAAGGTGGCCGAATACTCCCCGGTTCGCGGTCTTGCCCAGACCATTGCCATGTCCGGTCCGCTGCTTCAGCTTCCGCGCCTTGTCGATGAAGTCACCCCGGCACCCCGCGCCGAAACCGCCACCGCCGCCGAAGACGAGCCTTCGTTCGAACAGATCGACCTGAAGCCGTTCGAAATGGCCGTCACGGTTCCGGTCACTCGTATTCTGCTCGAAGACGCACAGATCGATCTTGCCGCTTTCCTCTCCAATCACATTGCCCGCCGGTTCGGCCAGATCGAAGCATCGTGGTTCGTCAATGGTAACGGCACGACGCAGGCAGAAGGCGTCCTCGGCTCGGATGACGTGGAAGAAGTGGAAATCGCTACCAGTGGCGGCTTCAATGCCGAAGCCCTGATCGACCTCTATTACCACATCAAGACGAGCTATTCCGTCAATGGCTCGTGGCTGATGAACCGCAGAACCATGAGCATCGTCCGCAAGCTCAAGGACAGCGATGGGACATTTATCTGGCAGCCCGGTATCACCGCCGGTCAGCCTTCGCTGCTTCTTGGCCGTCCGGTCTATGAAGCCGTGGACGCCCCGGACATCGCAGCCGGTAAAACCCCGATCATCTTTGGTGATTTCGCCAGCGGTTACGCCATCGCAGATCGTGTCGGCTTCGACATCATCCGCGACGACATCACTGGCGCTAGCAACGGCGTCGTTAAGCTGCATGCCCGCCGCCGTGTCGGTGGCCGCGTGGTTATGGGTGAAGCCCTCGCCAAGCTGAAGATCACGGCATAAGCCATGAGAAAGCAGCGCGCATCCTTCGAACAGGTGGAAATCAGTCACGGCGGTAACGCCCTGACCCTTCGCCCTTCGTTGCGCGCTGCCACCATCCTTGAAGAACGTTTCGGCCTTGCGGCGCTTTATGCTGCCTTGGAAGACCTGAACTTCACAATCATTTCCGAAATCATTCTGGTCTCCGAAAGCGGCGGCAACCAGAGTGCAGCGGCCTTCCTGACTGCCGTGCAGCGAAGGCCGCTTTTCCCTTTCTTTCTTGCCGTTCGCGCCCCGTTGTTCGAGCTTGTGTCTATGCTGACGCCAGCGCCGGAAAAGCGTGCGCAACCGTTGCACGCGACCGGCAAGCAGGTGACGTGGGCAGAAGTGTTTGCAGCCCTTTATGACCGTGCGACCGGCTGGCTCGGTTGGACGCCTGAACAGGCATGGAACGCCACACCGACCGAAATCGACCGGGCCTACAGAGCGCACCTTGAGAAGCTGAAAGCCATTCACGGCGGCGGTTCCGACGACGATAAGGAACCGGACCCGGAACAGGCAGAGCGCAATGTTTCTGCTGGCCTTGATCCTGAATTTGACCGTGCCGGACTTCAGGCGCTCAAATCTTCCGGGAGGCGCAAATGAGCAAGCCCCCACGGATTTGTGCATGTGGCGTCATCATTCCCCACGGCCAGCTTTGCCAGTGCCAGGAGAAGGCCAAGCGCGAACGCAACGCCCGCCATGATGCCCGCCGCCCTTCAGCAGCCCTTCGCGGCTATAACCATGAGTGGCGTAAAGCCCGTGGTGAGTATCTGCGTGCACACCCCTCTTGCCGGATGTGCGGAAACCTTGCCACGGTTGTCGATCACGTCATTCCCCATCGCGGCGACAAGCGCCTCTTCTGGTTTCGCGGTAACTGGCAATCCCTTTGCACGCCTTGCCATAGCTCCACCAAACAGCGGCAGGAGCAAAGGTCATGAATACGGTGCAGAAATGGCGAAGGGCGTCACAAGGACGCCCTTCTAATCTCCCGGTAGGACTCGAACCTACAACCCCCAGTTTACAAGACTGGCGCTCTGTCCAGTTGAGCTACGAAAGCCTAACAGCACTTAAATTGGTGAGCCTCATCCACCTTGTCAAGAGGTGGTCATGACGCCCGAAACCATCCTTGAACATGAAGGCATCCAGCAGCCCATTATCGAATGGGCGCTCGACTACGGCATCACACCCGCCATCATCATCGGACGCCTTGAGCGTGGCATCTCCATTGCCGACGCAATCACCACACCCATGAAAACCGGCCATCAACGCCAGCGCCTGCCAGTCTTCAGCAAAGAGCAGGTTAACCGCCGGTCGAGGAATACCGTCACCCCCACTCACACAGTGAATGGCATCACTAAGACCATAGCGGAATGGGCGGAAGGACTGAACTTGAGTGTTAGTTCCCTCCAACAGCGCTTGGCCCAAGGCATGCCGCTCGAAGTGGCGCTCACGACCCCAAACATGACCCAAAAGAAGCAATCGAACAGACTGACTTGCTCTGATGCTGATCGACAGGCCGCAAACACCCCTCCGGGGGTGTCTGACAATTCCCCTGCATGTTTAGGGACCGGCGCGGGGAAGTCTGTTCAAGAAAATCCCGAAATAATCTTTCACAAGGAAGCAGCGGAATGACGGGCATCACCCACGATCTCGCGAAGCAGCACATGCGCATCGATCACCATGAGGAAGACGCGCTGATCATGCTCTACATTGAGGCGGCAGAGCAGTATGTCGCGAACTATATCGGCAGGTCGCTAGATGACCTCGACCCTTTCCCGTCTGATCTGAAAATCGCAATCCTCCGGCTGGTCGCCTTCTATTACGAGGTCCGTAACGTCGCCACGTTTGGGATTTCCAGCCAGATCGCACCCCAGACCGTCACCCAGACGCTCGACAGCTATCGCTTGGAGTGGTTCCACGATGGCGAATGACGGGCTGGACGATCTCATGAAAGCATTTGACCGGGTGAAAAAAGCCCCGCGTGATGCCGTGCTTAAAGCGCTGGCGACATCCGCAGAGTCGATTGCATCCACGCAACGCGCCCTTGCGCCGGAAGACACAGGCGCGCTGAAGGACTCCATCACCGTCACGTTGCCCGGCCAGTCCACCCCGCCATATAGCCAGCCCGGCGGCAACCGTGTCGCCGGTCCTTCCGAAGTCATCATCACGGTGGGCGACAGCGACACCCGCTACCCGCATCTGGTCGAATACGGGACCAGCAAAGCCGACGCACAGCCCTTCTTTTGGCCGGGCTTCCGGCTTCAGCGCAAGCGCGCACAGCAACGTATCGACCGGGCAGGCCGAAAGGCGATCCGGGACGCATGGAAAGGCACGACCAGCCAATGAGCATCGAACCCGTTCTCACCCTTCAGACCGCTATCCGCAACCGGCTGATCAACAAGCAGGAAGTTACCGCCCTTGTGCCACCGACCCATATCCGGGCAGGTAGCACACGGCCCGACAAGACGCCCTGCATCGTGATCGCAGACGGCAGCACCGAACTTCACGGCAATGATTATCGCGCCCAGACAGCCGCGTGGGTGTATCTCGATCTGCATGTTTGGACGCTGGACGCCGGGCAGGATGCATCGAAAGAGATCGCCGCCGCCGTCAATGATGCCCTGTCCAAATATAATCTGTCTGCCGAAATGGAGAGCGCAGGAGCCTATTGCGATCATTTCAAGGTCACGACCATCCGGCACCCACGCGACCCTGATCCTCAATACGGCCATTCCATCTTGTCGGTCGAAGCTCTGATCCGGTGGTTGAAATGATCAACGCGGGCAAAATGGATCGGCGTATCACCATCGACCGGCAAACCGAAACCGTGAAGCCGTCCGGCGACGTGTCCAAAGTTTGGACGCCGATTGCCGTTGTTTGGGCCGAAGTCCTTCAGCAGTCTGCCACGGAATTCTTCACGGGCTTTGGTGAAGCGGAAACCGGCAGCATCATTTTCCGTATCCGTTACATGCCGGGTATCACCACGGCAGATCGCGTCACCTACAATGGCAGCGTCTACGGCCTCAAGGAAATCAAGGAAATTGGTCGTTACGAAGCCCTTGAGTTGCGCGGTGAGGTGCTGAAATGAGCGTTCACAATCGCGGCGTCAAACCGGCCATCCAGCGCGACAGCACCGCCATCACCAAAATGCCAACGCCGCCGAAGCGCCTTTCACCGCACGCCAAAGCCGAATGGCGGCGCGTATTCCCGGTGCTGATCAAACGTGGCGTCGTCACGACCGGCGATCTTGCTGGCATCGAAAGCTATTGCACAGCAGTCGGCTTCGTCGCCCAGATTACAGAACAGATGGCTGGCATGGCCGTTCCCGACATGAAGCTTGGCGGTCTGCAAATCCGTTACATGCAGACGGCCCGCCAGCTTGCCAGCGAATATGGCCTCATGCCCGCCAGCCGTTCGCGCATTGGTGACGCTGGCCCCGCCGACGATGACGACGATAACCCCTTGGCGGTGGTGTAAATGGCAGGCACCTACCCGGATTGGGTTTTCGATAACAGTCCTATTGAAGACCCGTTCGGTTACGGGGAGCGTGCCGTGCGATTCCTTCGTATGCTTCGCCATCCATCCAGCAGCGCACCCAAACGCGCCTTCACGCTGACCCGCTGGCAAGAGCGCATCGTGCGACGCATCTATGGCCCACGCACGCCGGACGGCCAGATGATTGTGAAATCGGTTTTGCTTCTCATGCCACGCGGCAACCGGAAGACGACGCTGGCCGCAGCGCTGGCATTGCTCCACACCATCGGCCCTGAAGCCGTTCCCGGTGGACAAGCCATCTTCGCAGCCAAAGACAGCGATCAAGCCAAGATCGCCTTCAATGAAGCCGCTGGCATCATCCGGGAGGATAAGCGGCTCGTAGCCGCGACGAAGATTTACGGCAGTAAAACCGGCAAGCGTCTAATCAATTGCGACGTGAAGAAGTCGAGCCTTGAGGTTCTGTCATCGGATGGCGGCAAGGCGCACGGCCTTTCCCCTACCTTTATTCTTGCCGACGAATTGCACGTTTGGAAGAACCGGGAACTTTGGGAAGCGCTCAAAAGCTCCCGTGTGAAAAAGCGCCCGTTGACGATCATCGCTTCTACGGCGGGCGCGGGTAACGAAAACCTGCTCTATGATGAGTATGTCAACGCCTGCAAGATTGCGACAGGTGAGAAATTCAATCCTTCCTATCTCCCGGTCCTGCTTATGGCAGAGCCGGATGACGCATGGGATGACCCGGCGACGTGGCACAAAGCTAACCCCGGTCTTGCTGACGGCTTCGTGTCGATTGAGGAATTCGAAAACCTTGTCACCGACGCCAGAGATAGGCCGCAAGAGCGCTTCGCCTTCCTGCAATACAACCTGAATATCTGGCAGGGCGCATCCCGCGAACCGCTGTTCGATATGGGTATTTATGACGAAGGCCACGACACCAATTTTGATTTAGCTGACCTTGAAAAACTCCCTGCCTATCTCGGCGTGGACATGTCCGTTAACGGCGACCTGACCGCAATTGTTGCCGCTTGGAAGCACGACGATGGCCGTATCTCCATGCACCCGTGGTTCTTCGTTCCCGGTGACGACCTCAAGGCCAGAGCCGTGAAGGACGCTGTGCCGTATGAGCAATGGAAGGCTGACGGTCATGTGATCGCCGTTGACGGCCCCATCATCGAACCGGAAGCGGTTGAGCAACATATCCGCGACCTTTGCGCCACGTTTGACGTGCGCGAGATCGCCTTTGACCCGTATCTTGCCCGCAAGACCATGCAGCGTCTTCACGATGACGGCTTGCCAGCTATCGAAATGCGACAGGCACCGCTCACCATGGGACCGGCAATTGGCGACCTTGAGCGCACCGTCAACGGGCGCATGATCCGCCACAACGCCCACCCGGTTCTTCGGCACCATTTTGATTCCGTCGTCGCCAGCCGTGGCGATACCGGCCTTACGCGTATGCATAAAGACCGTCGCACAGATCGCATTGACGGCGCTGTTGCCGCCGCCATGGCCGTGTCCCGCGCCGTCCAAAGCAACAACACCCGGTCAATCTATGACCTCCCTGAAGATGAATTTGACGCCTTCCTCAAGGAAGCAGCATAGGAGTTTCCACTATGGCAGATGACGGCCAGCAGCTTCTCATTACCCTTGCCGCCCGCTTCGACAAATACGAACGGGACTTGGAACGCCAGAAACAGCGTTCCCGAACAGGCTTCAAGCAGATGCAGTCCGACGCCGAAAAGGCCGGTTCCGGTATCGAGAAAGCGATGGGAAGCGCACTGAAGACGGTTGGTGCTTTTGGCAAAGGCTTGGCCGGTGGCATCATCGGCGGCCTTGCCATCGGTGGCTTGGATGCGATCATCGGGCGCGTTGCTGATATCACGAAAGGCATTGCGAGCATCGGCAGTGAGGCGAAGCGTGCCGGTTTGTCCAATCGCGCTTTCCAAGAACTTGCCTATGTCGCGGAACAGGCGCGCATTCCCGTTGACGCACTGACGGACGGCATGAAAGAGCTCTCGCTCCGGGCAGATGAATTTATCTATACCGGCAAGGGGTCTGCTGCCGAAGCGTTCCAGCGGCTGGGCTTCAGCGCCAGCGACCTGAAGGAAAAACTCAAAGACCCTTCCGCCCTGCTTGTCGAAATCATCGGGCGATTGCAGCAACTCGACAGGGCGGCGCAAATCCGCATCGCTGACGAACTGTTCGGCGGAACCGGGGGTGAGCGCTTCGTTGAACTTCTGTCCCGTGGCGCTGACGGCATCCGGGAAACCATTGCGGAAGCACACAAGCTGGGCGCGGTGATGAGCGACGAAATGATCGCCCGTGCCGATGAACTGGACCGGAAGTTTAACAAGATCGGCACCACCGTCAGCACCTTCACCAAACAGGCCGTTGTCGGCCTTGTCGGTGCGATGGACGATTTTCTCGACAGATGGAACAGGATCGAAGAACAGTCGAACCGCAACGTGCAGCGTGGCCTGACGGCGGTTTACGAAGACCTTCAGGAAGCTAAAGCTGTTCTGGCCGATCTTCAGTCACAGGCATTGCTTGATCCCGATGACCCGATCACTGGCCAGAATATTGACAGGCAGAAACAGAAGATCGAAGAACTCACCACGGAAGCCATGCGCTTGCGTGACGTTCTCGACCGCCGGAACGGTTACGCTGAAGGCTTCATTTTCAAAACCGGCGAGGAAGCGGCGGGCGCAGCGCCGCCGATTGTTGACCTCAACAATGCCATGGGCGGCACCAACAGCGCCGCCGCCAAGGCAACGGAAAACATCAAATCCTTTGGCGATGCGATCCGGGCGCTGAAGAACGAAGTCCCGGAACTGGCGAAGTCGCTGGCCGATTTGGATAAGAAAGCCCAGATTGATGCCGTCTATCGGAAGTCGCTTTCGATGGCACAGGGCCAGCGTGAGATCGCCCTTGCGAATGAAATGCGTGGTAAGGCGCTGGCTTCGGTCAATCTGAAATCGGCAACCGATGACCCGGCCACCTACCTGTCTTCCGTTTTGGCATCTGGCAAGAGCGCCAGCCATGTAACCGGCATGCAGGCGAATTTTCAAAAAAACCTTGCCGCCATGATCGCCAGCATGCCGAAGGAATTGCAGGGCAGCGTCACGGTCAATTCCGGTTTCCGTTCGGTGGAGCGCCAGCAGCAGCTTTGGCTTGAAGCCCTGAAAAAATATGGCTCCCCTGAAGCCGCCCGAAAGTGGGTTGCACCGCCCGGTAACAGCCAGCACAACAAGGGCAACGCCGCCGACCTCGGTTATGGTTCCGACGCTGCCCGCAAATGGGTGCATGCGAACGCCAGTAACTTTGGCCTGTCTTTCCCTATGAGCCATGAGCCTTGGCATGTGGAGGATAGTTCCGCCCGTTCCAAGGATACCGCCGCCGAAATCGAGCGATTGACGCAGGCCGCAACCCGGCAGGCAGATGCTTATTCCCAGATCACGGCGGGCGCACGGGAATACACCAACGCACAGCGCACCGAACAGCAAGCGCTTGGTATGGCCGAGCAGGCGGCGGCGGCGCTCCGGTATGAGCAGCAGATGCTTGCTGAAGCGCAGCGTGCAGGCATCGCCCTGTCACCACAGCAACGCAGCGAGATTGCCCAACTTGCGCAGGGAATGGCCGCAGCCGAAACCAGCACCGAAGCCTTGCGACTGAAGCAGGAACAGCTTTCCGAAGCCGGGAATTTCTTTGGCGGACAAATGGTGGACGCGCTCTCCGGCATCATCACCGGCACCACGACATGGCAGCAGGCACTTCAAGGCATCTTGCAATCGCTCGTCAAAGTCGGCTTGCAGGCTGCGCTCCTTGGCACCGGCCCGCTTGCCGGTCTCTTCGGCGGCTCCGGTGGCAGTTCGTCCGGTGGCATGGGTGGTATTCTTGGTGGTATTCTCGGCGGCCTGTTCGGATTCAGCGAAGGCGGCTACACCGGCGACGGCGGCAAGAGTGAACCGGCTGGGGTGGTTCACAAGGGTGAGTATGTCTTGAGTAAACGCGCCGTTGAACGTCTCGGCGTCCAGAACCTCGACAGGATGCATCGTGGAGCGCTCAAGGGCTTTGAGAGCGGCGGATACGTCGCAGATACGCCAACGCTTTCAGCAGGCTTCTCCGGTGGCGTGAGCGCAGCCCCGGTTCAAGCGATCTCGATTTCCGCGCCTGTTACCGTTAATGGTAGCTCTGGCACTCCCGAGCAAAATGCCGATCTTGCCGCAAAAGTGTCCAAGGAAATGGAGGCAACAATGCGCGGCGTTGTTGCTTCTGAACTCGCTAGACAAGCCAGACCGGGGAATTGGGGCAATTCGCGGTCCCGCTAACGAAGCAGCCAAAATAAAAGGGGAAGCGGCTCGTCGGCGGCTCCCCCTTGTAGCGTTTAGCTGCCGTCGCTTGCAGCCTCGGAAATATATGCTTTCCATGCGTTTAAATCAACAATTTCATTGATTTATTTGATTTTCGCCATGCGATTCCTTGAATGATTCTCCGGCCAGTGCTATATTAATGCATCTAACGCATTCAATGCACTGAAACAGGAGTTATCGCATTGGCTACCGCAGCAATTCGTCTTCCCGAGGAACGCGCCGAACAGGCTCGACAACTTGCCGCCCATAAGGGTGTCACGGTTGCCGACCTCGTCGGCACGCTCATTACCGATGAGATCAAGCGTCTTGGTCTCGGCCATCAGATCGGCCTTGGCGACATCGACATTGCCAACCTTGAAGATGGCACCATTCACCTTGATTACGGCGCTGGCGTTCATATCTGGAGCAGGGAACAGGCGCTGGATATCGCTCAGTCCATCGAAAACGCACTTGCCCGGAAGGGCGGTAAGCTGGATGTGGATGCTGAAATCGAGGTGGCCCGTGTCGGCGTCTCGGTCCGGCTGAAGAACCTCAATACGAGCCACGAGCGCACATTCGCGTCGTCTGTTGCCCGTGAATTGGTGGCGCTCTTGCGCCATCACGCCCAAAACTAAACCCGCCTGCCGTCGCTCGTATCAACATTTGAGGCTCGTCGCCC